GAGCGCGGCAAGTTTGCCATATGAGTGCCCAATATCGTCAATCTCTTTAAACCCACCCAAGTACAGGTTTGAGAAGAAACAGGTATAATACGTGCGCGTAGGTTCGACCAAAGTCACATCTATCGCCCCTTTACTGTCTTTCGCGATATAACGTGCAGCAGTCGCACCACCGGCGCCACCGCCGACGACAACGACGCGGGGCTTACCATGTCCCCCAGCATAAACGGATGGCGCTGACACACTTGCCGCTGCCGCCGAAGGGATCAAACACCAGATCACCCCGCCGGCTGGAATTGCGGATTGCCCGCTCCACCAGCGCCACGGGTTTCATGGTCGGATGCAGGTCGTTCTTATGGGGTCGCGGGATCTGCCAGACATCGCCTTGATCACGGTCACCGCACCAATGGCGCTTCGCGCTCTCTGGCCAGCCATAGAGGATCGGCTCGTATTGCCGCTGGTAATCAGCCCGACCGAGCGTGAACCGGTCCTTGGCCCAGATCACGAAGGTCGACCAGTGTCCGCCCGCCGCTTTGAACGCCGCCTGCAAGGTATGCAACTCGCTCGAGGACATGCAGATATAGACCGCGCCTCGCGTGTGCAGATTGATCAGCACACAGGCGTCCTGGAGAAACTGACCGAACGCATCGCCAAGAGCGTCGTTCTTGATCCGCCGCCCCTTGCCAGCTTTTTCCGCGCCAGCGCCGCCGGCATAATCGACGTTATAGGGCGGATCGCAAAAACACAGATCCGCCTGCGTCCCGTCCAAAAGCCGATCTACATCGGTGGAAACGGTCGCATCGCCGCAGAGAAGCCGGTGGTTGCCAAGGAGCCAGAGATCGCCGGGACGGCTGATCGGCTCTTCCTGCGGCTCGGGAACCACGTCCTCGGCCACACCGGTTTCAGTGGTCTCATCACCTTCGCCTGCAAGCAAGGCATCGAGTTCGCTGTCGTCGAACCCGATCAGCGACAGGTCGTAATCCTCCGCCAGCAAATCCTGTAGTTCTGCCGACAGCAGCGCCTCATCCCAGGTTCCGAGTTCTGTCAGTTTGTTATCCGCCAAACGATAGGCCCGGCGCTGCGCCTCGGTCAGATGCCCGAGCACGATGACCGGCGCTTCGGCGAGCCCGAGTTGCGTTGCCGCCAGCACCCGGCCATGACCAGCAATCAGCTCCCCGTCCTCGCCCACGAGGCAAGGCACGGTCCAGCCAAACTCGGCCATGCTGGCGGCGATCTTCGCGACCTGGTCTGCGCCATGCACCTTCGCGTTCTTCGCATAGGGCTGGAGGCGCGCAAGCGGCCAGGTCTCGATCCGCTCGGGGGCGAAGGCGAGGGTCATGGGGGTGATCCTGTTCGATAGGTTGGCGCGCGCCCATCGACGGGCAGCGCGGTGGCTTCCTACGGTGGGGTCCGGCTGGATTCCGCAGGTGGACCCCAGGGTGGATTCCAGCTGGCTTCCGGAGTCCAGCAGGTATCCACCTGCGGGGTCCATCTAGGCCACTGATTTTACGAATATTTTAGTCGCTCAAGGGTGGATTCCGACCGGGGTGGACTCCCAAAAAAATCGCCCTGACGCTAGCGAAGTTCCGGGCCTCGCCCCCCCGAATACAGTCACAGACAGGAGGGACCCGTTCATTTTCAATGGGTTACGCGGCGCAACATTTTGGGCGGAGACAGTTTTTTCGGAAAACCGGTCACCATTTATCCTGTTATAAACCGTCCTCGCCCTCGCGCGCACCTCTCGACTTACCACCCACATACCGACGAGACGGCAAAAGTGTCTGGAACTTTTTTTCATCGATGCGATTTTTTTCAGAGGGAGGGATCGTCGGCACGCGCGAGGTCAATCACCTGCTGCCTTGAGAGGTGCTGGCTTACGTGCCGGCGGTTCAGTTTGTGCGCAATAAAGCAGAGGCCAAAGACCCAGTGGTGATGCGCCGACGACCGCTGCAGCCCCACCGTCCGGCACACTTCACGCCAGCGATAGCCATAGGCGCGCAGCCAGACGATCTGGCCATCGATGGCCTCCAGCCCCGCCGTCCAGGTCAGCGTCTCCTCCATCCGGCTGATGGCGGCGGGCGATGGCAGCACGCGCATGGGCTTGGGCTCCTGGCCCACCTTGTCCGCAAAGCTCTGCACCACTTCTGGCCAAGTGCTGAAATACCCCGAAAGCCGAGGCTCCGGCAGTCGCTTGAGAACGAAGGCCGCTTCCGAGAGGCGGGCCTCGACCAGCTTTGGTGTCCAAGCGCTCATCGGGACGCCTCCTCGTTTCTCTTGCCATAAAGCTTTTCCCCGAGCTGGCGGACGAGTTCACGCTCGGGCCAGGTGAGCCGGTCATCGTCGATGCTGACCGCGAGCAGTCCCGTCTCGCGCCAACCGTCGCGCTTGACTTGGTCGGGCCCCCGACGATCGCCGCCATAGCCGGGAGGATGCCACCGCATGGATTTCATCGGCGAACCTCCGGGAAGAGGGCTGCGTAGCCGATCACATCGATGAGGCTGTCTTCGTGTCCTTGGTCATGTGCCAGCCGAACCAGCTTCAGATCGATCATGCACAAGACCACGTCGGTTGCCGATACGGGGTGTCCGAGCGTGATCGACCAGCGGGCAGCAATGGCGGCAAAGGCCGCATCAGCTGCGCCGTAGGCGTGCCCACGCTCTTCAAGGACCGCAGCCGCTTTTTCGAGAAGAGCGGCGCTCATGCGACACCCCCTTGGCTCTCCAGAGCCCAGTGCAGGATCGCGATCGCGTCGGCCTCGTTGTCGTCCTCGGGGCTGTAGCCGCGGGAACGGGCAGCAGCAATCATCGCCTCCTTGGGTGCGTTACCCTTTCCAGTGGCGTGACGCTTGATGGTGCCGACAGGCACACCCTGATAGGGCACGCCCCGCAGTTCCGCCCAGCTTGTCAGGGACGCCAGCAAGCCGCCGTAAACATGCGCCGCATCGGTGCCGAGGTGGCGGCGTACTTCTTCGAAGTAAATTGCTTCGATTGGACCAGACAGGCGGTCGATCTCGGTGACCCAGTTCGTGAACCGGAGATAACGCATACCGCCGCCGTCATAGCGCCCAGGCTTGAAGCTGGCCGTGCCGCTTGTAATCAGGCCATCAAAACCGCGCAGTGCCCAGCCGGTGGTGGTGCCGAGGTCAAGTGCAATCACGCAACGCGAATTGTCAGTGGCGGATGTGGCAGGAGAACCTGATAACGCCGTACACCCGCGCGCATGTGCGCGCGTAACGCCTTTATAGGTAGAACCTGCCACATCCGCCACGCCCCTTATTTTATTGATCATTGTAATCACCCTCAAATAGGTCGGTCTTGTCGTCTTTGATTGAGATGCCGCGGAAGCCTCGGACCGTGTTGGTCTTGAATTTCTCGAACCCACGCGTCGTCAGGGTTTCCGAAAACCGCTTCATCGACCCGGCATATTCGCCATTGGCCTCGGCCCAGGATTTCCAGCTGTTGAAGAGATCCGTAGATCCTGCCCAGAAGGTCTTGTTGCCGGTCTCGCACCGCTCCTCGATCCAGCGGCCAAGGGCGTCCTCAGCCTCGAAGTAATCCTCGGTGGCCGCCATCACGGCGGGCGGCGGGCGCAGACCATGCTGTTGCCACTCCAGACAGCCCTGCAGCGCCCAGGCGAGGATGCCGTCCCGCTCGGCGAGAAGCCGGTCAGGCAGGCGCTTGTCGCGCTTTGCGGCGGGGATGGTGACCGTGAACGGCACCATGTGCAGGCGCCGCTTCATCGCCTCATCCACATTGCGAATTGTGGGCTTGTGGTTGCCGACGATCAGCAGCTTGAACTGCGGTATGAACTCGAAGAAGTCCTGCCGCATGAAGCGGGCGGTGATCTTGTCGCCCCCGGTCAGCGCTTTCAACTTGCTTTCGGCCCACCGGCTGCCTTGTTCCGTCTCGATCGAGGTCACGACGCGCGCGCCACGCAGCCCTGCCATATCTGTCGGGTGCCGATCCCCATGGCTCGCCATAAACATGTCCATGGGCGCGACGGTGGCGTAGTCACCGAGGATTTCCGTGAGCGTATTGGCAAAGACGGATTTGCCGTTGGCCCCCGTCCCGTAGAGAAAGAAAAGCGCGTGCTCGCTGGTAACGCCGGTCAGGCAATAGCCGGCCATGCGCTGGAGGTAGGATTGTAGCTCAGCGTCGCCGCCTGTGACGGTTTCGAGGAAACTGAGCCAGGTCGGGCAATTGCCCTTGGGCGCTGCGGCCGCGATCTTCGTCATGCAAAGCGCCTGATCATGGGGCTGGGATTGCCCGCTGCGCAGATCAAGCACCCCGGCTGTCGTGTTGAAGAGCCAAGGGTCACGATCCCAGACGTCGGTTGTCGTGGCATGGCGACGATCACTGCGGGCCAAGCGTTCAACAGCGGCCACCGTCGAGGCGGCCGAGAGCTTTGTGCGGACCTTAGACGATGGGGAGCGCACGGCGGCCGCCCGACAGACTTGGCGCGCCAGATCAAAGGCCTGTAGCGTGTCCTCGCGCTTCCAGATGCGACCCGTCCAGGTCAGCCATTGGCCCCAGCCAGCCACATAGCGCCAGGCATCGGAATGCTGATCCGCAAAAGTTGACGCGAGAGCATCCTCGGAAAACCGCACGGGGCTTGGGCCTGCGTTACCAGAGCCATCGCC